GGTCTTCCCTGTAGCACGAGCCCCAGAGCGTCGGATAGCGCCGCCCCGGTCTGCCTGGCTCCCGCCGCCAGTCGTGCGGGAATCTCGGCAACTCCCGCGCCGATATCCCTGCCGGCCTGAAGCGCAAACTCCGCTCGTTGCGGAGCGTTGCGCCCGAAAGTCGCAATGGACTCCAGGACTCTATTCCGGTCCTGTCCTCCGCGCTGCGACAGGAAGGCGTTCGCTGTCCGCTTCGCCTCTTCCACGGACGCCGCATCTACTTCGAACGTCTTGTCCGACTGTTCGGGCTGTATCTGGTATATCGGCACGGTGACGCGGACCTGCTACTGTCCGGGCTTCTCTCGAATGCGGCCGAGACCAGGCACCGTCGTCCAGCCGTCTTTATCCTTCACTCCATCTTCGCCCGCCCCCGCCGATCTGGGTGGTACACCCATCGCACGCTGCAAGAACTCGTCCGCTTCCGCGTCCGTCACTCGCGGAAGAATCATGGAATCCCACACGCACACCCCTCCCTTGGTCGAGCAGGACTTTATCTGCTCCGGGCTGAGGCTGAACCCGGACTTCAGCGCGTCTTCCGCGCGCCGCTTGACTTGCAGCAGCTGCTTGACCACGGGGCGCAGCCGGGACATGAACTTAGTAGGACCTCCATCCTTCGCGTCCGGGAATCCCTCCTGGATACGCTCGGCTTCCGCGACGGACATCTGCGCGCCCGTAATGAACTTGATGTAGCGGTTGAAAGCATCGACGCTGTTACGCCGAAACTCCGTGTATTTCTGAAAGCTGGCGGCCTGCCCAGGTGACATGCTCACTCCCAGCTGTTCCAGTTTATCGGCGGCCCAGTTGATCACCTGTGTATCCCACTGAAAGAACGAAGGGTCGAACTTCTCGGCGATGGACGCCAGCATGTCGAGTTGCTGGTCGGCTTGCAGGATACTGTCCTGAAGGTTGTTGACGGTCGGCTTCGTCAAGCCGAGCGCGTCCGTGGCCTCCGCTTCCGTCGTCGGCCCGGTTCCCTCCACCCAGCCGTCCATGCGTAGCCGCTTGCGCTCCAGGCTGTCCATGGCGGACACGTTGATACGCTCGATCTTGCCCCCCCGCGCGCGCCAGTAATTCTGCCCCTCGTTGAGCGCCTGCACCGCTTTGGCCTGCGCTGCGGCAATCGCGGCAGGATGCAGCTGTTGCTCTCTGGCTTCCTCTCCCTCAGTACGCGCTATATCGCCCAGCAACTTGCGACGCTCCAGCTGCTGCTGCGCCATCTCCACCATCTGCGCGCGGATCATATCCGCTTTCTCCGTCTCCCCAGCCTCATCCAGCGCGTCCCGCACTGCGGCAAGACGAGCCAATCCGTCATCCTCGCCTCCAGGCCCCGCCGGCTGGCGCGTCAGATGATACGCCACACGCTTCTGTATCTGCTCCGCCCTGCGGGCCTCCGGGTTGCCGAACGCCTGGTCCAGCCCCTGCCCGACAATCGCTCGGGTCATCAGGATAGGGTTGTTACTGGCGATCTCCTGCGTACGCTGCGCCTGGATCCTTGCCAGCACAGCTTGCGGGGATTCGATCGGGAACAGCACGGGACCGGCCATCAGCCGCCACCTCCGAAGATACGACCGAAGATGCCCGCCAGCCCGCGGTTTCCGCCAAGGCCGCCGAGCACGCGCCCCAGCTCACCTAGCGCCGCGGCTGGGGCCAGTTGCCCGGCCGTGAACTGCGGCGAGGTTACGATACCGGCTTGCACGCCGGCGCTGCCGATCCTCGCGTTAGCCGCCGCCTGCTCGCCCTGTAGCGCGAGCCGGAGGGGAGCCAGTACCGACGCCTGGATGGCGTCCACGCCGCCCAGAGAGGCCAGCATTTGCTGTAGAGACTGACCACGCAGAGTACCCGGCAGCGAGGCAAGTCCCAACTCGTTGCCTAACAGCGTCTGTCCGCGGTTGAACAATTCCTGATTCAGCCCGAGCTGGTTCAGGAAGTCCTGTTGCTCCGTCCCCTGCCCGAAGCGCGCCAGATCGAACAGTTGCCCGATCTGCGTGCGGCCCAGGTCCGCTCCGAACTGCCCGGACGACAGGAATCGGCCGAACTGCTCGCGCGCGAGATCGAGCTGGTTGCGCAATCGCGTGTTGGCAAGATCGGAAGCCAGTCCCGTGACTTGCCCGAAGCGGGAGAACGCCGACGACAGCAGTCTGTCGTCGAGATCCGCCACGTTGCCGCCGATCCCCGCCAGCCCGCTCGCCACGCCGGCAGCGCTCTCCTGCGCAGCCCGCGCTTCGCCCAGTGCGGAGAGCTGGCGGCCGAGATCGGCCTGCCCCAGTCCGCGCGCGAACGCTTCCAGTTGCAGTCCGCCCCCGGTACCTCCGAGCTGCCCCGTGTTGAACAGCTGTTGCTGCAAGTTCTGAAGTGCGCGCGTCTCGAACGGCTCCGCTTGCGCGCGCAGCGTCGAGAGCGTGCGGTCGAACACGTCAGGAAAGCCCGCGCCGGCCGCTTCCGCCTGTCGTGCCGCCCCGCGGAACGCCGTGCTGCGCAGATCCCCGGCTCCGGAGCCGGCCGTCCCCAGGCCCTCTACGGCGCGCCCGACAGCCCCTCCTGCGGCTCCCTGAAGCGCGCGGAGGTATGGATCGGCGAAATTGCGGGGAACGCGGCCAGGACCCTGCGCAAACACGTCCGCCGCCCCCTGCTCGAAGAACGGCAGGCTGGATCCCAGCATTCCGAGTTCCGGGATATCGCGCAGCCGGGCAAGATCCGTCGTTTCCGGCAGGACGCCGGCTATGTCGCCGAGTGCCCCCTGAGCGCCGAACAGCCGGCGCAAATCAGGACCTTCCAGAGCCTCCGAACCGAAGCTGCCCGCCGCTTCGAGCAGCATATCCCGAAAACTGCCGAGATCGCCGAGACGGACATCGAGGCGACCCGCTCCCTGCCCGACTCCCGGCGTGAATCCGCCTCCGGCTCCCCCAGGCAGGTTGACGCTGAACGGATTGAGCTGCGTTCTGGCCGCCGCCAGCGCAGCTCGTTGGGCACGAGCGGCGCGGCGCGAGCTACCCGCGCCGAGCAGCGCGCTACCGATTCCGGCTATCGCGGAGAAAAGCCCCATGCTTACCTGCTACTCTTGTAGTAATAGTACGCGGACAGCAGTCCTGCCACGATCGCGACAACCGCTGCGATCGTCTCCAGAACCACGTTGATGTTGGCCAGCACAGCCCAGCCTGCGGCTGCGACGGACACCGCTGCCCCGGTGTCCGCAGACCGTACGCCAAACCCGTGCCCGCCGCCGCCGATCATACTTCCACCGTAGCGGACAGAGTGAGAGTGGCGGAATCCAGAACGTTCGTGGTTCCCGCGCGGCGTATCTCCACGGTGACGTTCGCGGCGTCGGTCCCCACACTGGTTCTTGTGACGCCGGCGTTGCGATCGACAGTCCCGAGCGCCAGCCACACACCGGTCGTGGAGCTGGATCCATCGAGACTGCCGGAGTTCAGCGTAAAGCGAATCTCGTAAGTCGTCAGATTGACTTTCGGCGTCACCCAGTCGCCAATGTCCGTAGTAATGGCGTTCTCCGTACGCATCACGTCACCGTCCGCCTCGTACGTCACACGTGCTACCGCGTTCGCAGGAGAGATCGTGACAGCGTCGATATCCACGTCGGCTATCGTCACGACCTGGCCGCCAAGGAATCTGCGGATCAGTCTTACGCTCATATCTGCTCCATCCGGCAGGATCGCTATAGTACGGTGATCGCCCAGCGGTTCGTCGCGATCAGCGTCGCCACACCCCAGCCGTTCTCTTCGGAGATGGAGAATCGGCTACCCGGCGCTTCCATCGTCTGCGCGCCGCTCACGACGAACGATACAGCGCCTGACGTATCGCGCATGACCGCCACGCTCTGCCCGTTCGAGAACCCGTGCCCATCCGGCAGCGTCACGTTTCCAGTCGCCGTGACCAGGATGATTCCCTCGCGGTCGGTGGAGCTGACACTTGTCGCTCCGGCGGACGTACGAACGTTAGTCGATAGCTGCGGCCCTGTAATGGCGAGAGCCGCCTGGTGCTGCGTGACGCTGCCTTGCGAGATCTGGGCGTTCGGCACGCTGCCGGCGTTCAGGTTGCTCGCATCGCGGTAGAACGACCCTTGTGATCCATCCAGGAGATCCGCATCGAGCCCGCTTCCGGCCCCGTCGTTGCCGGCGCTCCACGCGGTCTGCAAGTTGTGGAATACTCCCGCGCTAGCGATAATGTTGACGGATGAGGTTGTCCCTTCCCCCTGTATGATAAAAGGACCGGCGTCAGCCGCCTGGATATACCCACGCCGTGTTCCCGCGGAGTTGTAGAAGGAGATAAGCGGATTTTCCGCTGCGATCCCCTGTCCACCTATACGCAAACACTCGTCCGTGATCCCTCGCATGCGCCACGAGCCCGTAACGACCTCGTCCGCTGCAAGCCGCGCGAGCACTGCGCCGTCGGATATCTGTGTTTCGGCGATCGTCAGCGCGGACTGGTGCTGCGTGACGTTTCCCTGGGCCACGACGGAATTAGGCAACGTCCCGGTCGTCACGATGGATGCGGACAGCCCGGTACCCGTGTTGAGCAGCGCGATGACCTGCGCTACCGTCAGGTCTTCCGGATCCCCCGTTCCGCCCGCCGATCTTCCCTTGATCGTAGCCGTGGCCACGTCCGCCAGCTTGGCGTTGCTGACGACGTTGTTGCTGATCGTCGTCGCCACCGTACCCGCCGTGTTCGTCACGTCTCCGGTCATGGCAGGAAAGCGTGCGGCGAGCAGGAACGCGCTAGCGTCTAGCCCGGCATAGCCGTTGGCTACGTTCTTGTTCGTCTCGTCCTCTTTGGACGCGATCGCGACGGAGATCAGCCCAAGCTCCGTGTCGATATCCGCGCCGCGGCCGAGCTTGCCTGGATTACCGGCCGGAAGCGCGTCCTTGTCGCTGAAGTCGATAGACTGTGTGTAGTCGGACATTATGCGGTACGTCCCAGTTTACTAGACAAACCAACTTGCTGGATAGCGAACACTCCCGTGACGCTAGCCTCGATTCCGAGGCGGAAGTACTGTCCCTGGCCGTCTATCGGAATCTTGAACTGCCGCAACGAGAGCCCTCCTCCCCACTCGAACAGTCCCCATTCCATGATTCCCCACTCCGCCCCGGCGTCTCCCGTGATCGTGCGCTGCACGACTCTGGCGTTCTCGCTGAAATCGATGTAGTACTTGAAACTCAGCGTCGTGCTGGCTCGGGCGAACAGGACCGCGCCGTAGCGCTTCAGGATCTTGAAGTATCCGGCGAACTCCTCGCCAAGATCGAGCCACGGAGACGTCCATCGGAAAGTGAACGCCATGCCACCGTCCGAGTCCCCCGTGTACTGCGCGACTCCGAAAGTCCCGCCGACGTAGAACGTACCGGCGACGTTCAGCATGGATGTCGGGGCCAGCGTCCATGTCGTCAACACGGGCGCGTCATCAGCGTTGAAACTGAGCGCCCACGTACGGGGAATAGCCGGCATGGAACACAGAACGATGTCATCTTCCTGGTTGTACGCCATACGAAGCCCAGTCGCCGGTGTACCCAGCGCGTCGGCGACGATAGCGCGCCGCACGTTCAGCGTCAGCGTGTCCGTGGGGTTGGACTTCTGGATCAGCAGCCGCCCAAGACTCTGAATGCCGTGCGGCGACAGGAACAGCAGCTCGCCGAGCTTATCGCCGTACGGCGTCAGCGTAAGCTGGCTCAGACACCCTGTTCCGGTAATGACATCGCGCAAGACCATCGCTGACGGCGTCAGTCCCAGAAGCGTGCCGTTCGGATCCTCCCACACCAGTATGTGCCGCTTGCCGAACACGATCAGCCGGCCGTTGAACCCGGTGATCGCCATGATGGTATCCGTACCATCCACCCAGACGTTGCGCAGATCCACGGATCCCGCGCCGGTCGTCCAGTGCGTCTCGTCGAGCAGCGCGCTGTATTGCAGCGTCTGTCCATCGGCGTTGCTGCCCCACACGCGCCCGAATCCGCACCAGCCGACGCCTCCTGTCGGGGCCGACCCGCTCGCCGCCGTGATATGCGCGAAGTTCCCGGATCCCGGCCACACGATAGGCACGAGCCCGGCCTGAAACCCGATGACCTTGTTGTTGAAGTTGTGCATGGCCCAAGTGCCGTTCGCGTCCGTCACCGCGCCGCTGATATCGCCGGCCACGGGGTTCGCCGTGTTGTTCGATATGCCCCCGTCCCACGCCAGCAGCACGACGGACCCCCCCGTGCCGGTGCGGTACTCGTGCAGCGTGCGAATAGCCGGAGACCCGCCGATAGGCGTCGTCGTCAGAACGGAGTAGCCGCGGCGCGCGGCAAGCCGACCTTCCGTGTCCAGTACGGCGTTCTGCGCTTCGATCGCCCAGCGCGGAGACAGCACGCCCTTGGCCTGCTCGGTGTTGAGACCGAGGCTTCCGGGAGCGACAATATCACGCAGGACGAGCTGGCGGGTCATACGACGACCAGCTCATACTCGTCGCCGCCCTCCGCGCTGTCAGCGATCATCTCTTCCGTCAACGCTTCGCGGTAGCGCTTCTCCGAGAACATGGTGTCCGGCCCCAGCTCCTCCCCGCGATCCTCCAGCGCGTGCCACACCGTGCCCAGCACCAGTGGACGCACAGGAATCAGAAGATTCGTGCTTAGCGAGGTGTCGCCCAGATACGCCTGCGGAACGAACGCCGCGACGTACAGTGTCCGCTGCGTGTTGGGAGTAGGATACACGTACAGCCGCAGGCTCTCCCCGCTGCTGGTGTCCGCGGCGAAGAACACGGGCTCGGTCACCTGCTGCGTGTCCTGTATGTCGCGGAAGCGCAGCTCGTTGACATCCATCTCGGAGAGCCGGTACGGCTCCGTGGCGTCCGTGATATCGAACACCACCGGCACCAGACCGTAAGACTCCGCCTTCTTGACGCGCGCGATGCGGCTGCGCTCGTTGGTCCACGACAGCGTGACGGAGTTCGTCCCAGCCGTCACCGTGTTGCTGGAGTTCTCTACGCGCAGCCCCCGCCAGTTGTGCGACTCCATGTCTTCCTTGACCATGTTGAACATGGTAGCGACTTTCTTGTGATAGGCGTCCGTGATGGTCGTCGTGCCGCTCGACAGCTCGTCATAACCGAGCAGCCGCATGCAGCGGTTGAACGCCTGTAGGAACGTAGTCGCCATTCAGACGGCCCCCTGTCGAAAGAAAGGGGGAGAGAGGCCGACGCCGAATCGCGCCGCCGGCCTCAGCTCCCCCGGACGGTCATCAGCCGTCAGTGAACGTGCTCGGAACGACGATCGGAATGATCGAAGATCCGCGCAGTCCCGCCGTGTCGTAGATCATGTCCGCCGTAAACAGCGTAGCAAGATACTCCTGCTGGTACTGACTCTGCGTGCGAACACCCATCTGCTCGACGAGCAGCAATCCGTCCTTCTGGAACAGAAGAACGAGATCCTGGTCCGCCGTGCCCGCGGCGTCCTCGACCTGCTGAAGCTGGTTAGTCACGTACACGTCTACCGCGTACACGCTTCCCACCAGCCCGTTGCGGATCGAGTTACCGCGCCCGGCCTCCCCGGTGAACGCCTGCTCCGTGAAGCGGGCCTGACCCAGCATGTCCGCTTTCACGTTCGGGCTCACGAGGAGATAGCGACTCGCCAGCGGCGCGTCCACCTGGTCAAGGCTGCGGATCACGCGGCGAATGCCCAGGTCCGTAAGGTCCGTGGCGTTGCCCGTGTTGGTGCTGGCCGTCGCATCCCACGTCGTCTGGCCATCTCCTACGAGAGCGTTGGTGAACGTCGACGTGCTGTTGATGTTGCCCGTCGTGGCGTCCTCCACGATCGTCCCGCCCGTGCGCCCGCTCGTCGCAGCCTGAAGGATCAGGTCGCGATCGACGCGCTTCGCGATGGCGTATCCGGCGTCATCCGTGTAGAACTGGCGCAGAGAGCCCAGAGCCTGCACTTCGACGATGTCTTCGATGAGGCGGCTGTACTCCTTGTGCTTGTTGATGTTGATCGTGATACCCGTATCCGTTCCGTGCTGGATCAGCGTTACCTGGGTTTCAGCCGTCTTGTTGGAAGCTGAAGCCCGGGTAGGTGTCGGAATGCGGATACTCGATCCCTTCTTGCCGCGGTGGTTCAGAACGCGAACGAGCCCGCGCACGACGAGATGGCTCTTGTAGGAAACGACGACTTCGTCGCTCCAGAGCTGAGGAAGGAAGTTAGGAACTTCCGTCTTGATTACGTGGTCTGTGCCTAGAGGCATAAAACTCCCCGATGTGGTTTTCTAGCGAGAAACTATGGCGCTGCGAGTCCGCCAGGTTACTTGACTCTCCCCTCGGAGTACGCTTTGAGGATCTCCTGCTGGAATTCCTCACTGTAGTAAACGTCCGGCTTGTCGAGCTTGAGCTGCATGATATCGGCTCGCCGGTAAATCTTACCGTTGCCGGTCACATCCGCCTTGCTCGACGAAGAGGACTCCAGGGACGCCTTGCGCGCCGCGTCCAGCTCGGAAGCGCCTTTGCCGCTCTTCACGCTGTACGCACGGGCAATGTCCTTGTACTCGGTCAGAAGCTCATCAGCCGCGGCAAAGTCGCCGGAGGCGGCGGACGCCGACAATTTCTGCCGATACGGCGTCGCGCCGGCCCAGCTCACGAACTTCTGATCGTTAGCGAAGCTCAGATAGTCCGGGTGCCTGGCCAAAAAGCTCTGCTGAATCAGAGCAAGCTCGAGGTTCTGAACCTTGCTCGTCACTTCAGTTGCGTGCTCCTGGAGGCGGGCTTTCACCAGCTTGTCCAGTGCTTCGGTTGGGTTATCCCCCAGCAGATCGTCACGAGTGATCTTGGGGGACGGTAGTTCCGTCGTGTGGCCTTGCAAGTCGCTCGTGCGCTTCAAGTCAAGAAGTCGATCCGTAAGCTTGCGCTGCACGCCGAGATCGTTGGCCATACGGCCGTACGCGCTCTCCAGATTCGTGTAGATGTCCACGATCTCCGGTAGAGACTTGCCTCTGAGCTTTGGCGGCAGTTCGACGGCCGCCGTGTCCGCTGCTTGCGCAGGCGTACTCCCGGCGTCCGTGGACGACGACGACGGCGTGTCTTTGTCCGTCTTCCCGCCGATAGCCGCGGTCAGCTCGTTCTCGACGCGTTGCGAATTTCCGGCTTCTTCAGCCACATCGACCAAATCAACAGCCATGGTTCCTCACGGTCCTGGAAAGGATTGCCGCGATCCGGGCACTAATCAACAGCGATTGCGCAAGATCGATGATCAGGAAACGGTGTCGTTCGGACAAAAAGGCGCATAGCTGCGCCCGCCAGCCGACCCGGGAGCACTACCGTAATCGCCGTGCTCCCTCTCGTTCCTCTCTTCGATTGCCCTGCGCTCCCGGTGAATTCGGTCAAAATAGTCGATGCTCGTAGGAGTCGCCCCCTCGCTCACCGCCATGTTGTACCGATCTATCCTGGCAGCCGGGATCTGCCGTTTTGCGCCGGCTGCACATCGAGGGCACGGCACGTTGTAGACGTTTGGCCGTACGAGTTCCTCGAACGCGCAGTCGCACGATGGGCAAAGAAAGTCGAACAGCAGCAGCTTACTCAAAGAGCGCCTGCTCCGTCTGCTCCTTCCCGCCCTCTTCCCGCTCCGCGGCCTCTTCGGCCAGGAGCGCGAATCTCTTCTCGGT